TAACACCAGAAGAAAAAGAAGAAATTCATAATAGGTTAGTAGAATTTTATAAACTAGAAGTAGCAGACAGAGACTCAGCTAGAAAACGTGAGGTTGATATGGCTAAAGCTGGAGGCAATGATTGGATGATGAATTTAACTGGTGTTATTGGTTTAATGTGTTTTGTTTTTATAGTTTATTCTGTTGTATATGTTCCAGAAGTTTTACACAATGAGTTGTTTGTTCATTTAATGGGAATGGTAGAGGGTGTTGTAATTGGAAACATCTTTGCTTTTTACTATGGAACAAGTTCAAAAAAGTAAATAAAAATATTTTTATTATATTTACAAAAACCAACACTAATCAATTTTGAAACATTGGAAAAAAAGAGCTAAGACTGAGGGTAACCCCAAATACAGACTTAAGCCAGATGAAGCAGATATTTTATGGCAATATAGAAGAGTTAAAGAAGAAGCAGAAAAAGAGGGCTTAGATGCTGAAACTGTTCACTCTGGATGGATTAAAAACAAAAACGCTAGTTTATATTTCAAACAACCAAAACCCCAAGACAAAGACTTTAAAAAATTAGCTGAGGAAGTTATAGAAGAGGCTAAAAATTATTCCCCTAAATACCCTAAACTAAATTATAAGAAATACAAAGACGGACATTTATTATTTATGTGTCCAAGTGATTTGCATATAGGAAAACTCTGTAGGTCTTTTGTAAGTGGCGAGGAGTATAATAACCAAATAGCGGTTAGTAGGGCTTTAGAGGGTGTTAGAGGGTGTTTAGCAAAGTCTCAAGGGTTTAACATAGACAAGACTATTCTATTGCTTTCTGGTGACTTATTGCATGTAGACAATTTTAATATGACTACAACTGGAGGCACTAGACAAGACGGTGACGGTTTGTTGTCAGACCATTTCCTAATAGCTAAAAGATTGATGGTTGAAATTATAGAAATGCTTTTACAAGTCTCAACGGTCCATGTAATGTTCACACCTGGCAATCATGATAATACAGTTGGCTGGATGGTTGCTGAGTTATTAGCTGCGTGGTTTAGACATAATAAAAATGTCACTTTTGATGTTAGTTTGCAAATGCGTAAATACTACAAGTACAAAAATAACTTAATTTCTTCCTGTCATGGTCATAAGATTAAGGCTGACACATTACCAATGATAGTAGCTGACGAATGTCTAGACTGGTCTAGCACAAAATATAGGTATATGTTTACTCAACACATTCATCATAAAGTCAGTAAGCAATTTCCAGGTTTGTGGGTGGAATCTCTTATGTCAACGTCGGAAGCAGATAATTGGCACGCTACCTCTGGTTATCAAAGTTCTAATAACAAAGCAATTGAGGCTTTTTTATTTAGTGAATTTGGACAAATTGCTAGAATAACACATCTCTTTTAACAATCGTTTGTTAATAAAGTTTTCTAAATTAATTTTGTATATATAAATATAATTACATATATTAGCTGAAAGTTCTTTGAGATAGTTGGTAAACAAAGTTGTGTTTACAGGAAACTAAGACGTGCAACCAGCGGCGAGAGTCTATATAATATAGACGCTATATAAAATAAAGATGTTCAACGTATAACATCTATTGGGCTATAAGCGTGACCCAAATATTAATAGGACGGCGGGACTGGCAATGTAAAAAGATAGCATACCGAAACGTGGCATGTGGCTTTACTACCTTAAATGGTATATCGGACGGAAACTAAGAAGCAAGTAGAGAAACGTATGTGGCTATTGACCGTACTTAAACCAAAGTAAAACTGACGGAAAACATAAGGGCTTTAAGTAGCTTCTATCTCATTGAACTTTTTTTGTTAAATTAAAAAAATAAAAAATGTCAAGAACAATTAACTATACTACTAGAACTTTTTACGTACCAGCTGATAAGCTAGAAACATTAATTAAGTTCCAAAATAAATGCAAAGAGAATGGACATAAGTCCTACTCTGAGGTAATACTTAAACTCATGGAAAATTACAACAATGGATAAATATGAGTTTTATTATAGGCAACGTCATGAATGGGATTACTGGCAAGCCAACGAAAGACATAACTTTTTAAGTGATAGACTGCTAGGTATTTTGTCACAGGCTAGATGGAATAGAGATATTCTTAAATCATTAAAACTTAGTGACAATGACTTAGAGATCCATAGAAATAGATTTAGCGAAATGATTACTCAAGTCGTTAAAATTTCTTTAGAACTTAAAGAGTTAGCTATTAACTACAATCCAAATAGGATTAAACAAATAATTATTATATTAACCAAAATTAAAAATTACAACAATGAAACAATTAAAAACAGTTGACATAAAGGGCAAAGCCTATGTCACAGTAAACGAAAGAATAAAATACTTTAGAGAACATTTTACAGGTTACTCTATGACCTCAGAAATAACTCATATTAATGACAATGGAGTTATAATAAAAACAACTATTAAGAATGATGCTGGAATAGATGTAGCGTCAGGACACGCTCATGAAAAGCAAAACTCAACTTTTATAAATAAAACATCATTTATAGAAAACTGTGAGACTAGTAGCTGGGGAAGATGTTTAGCCAACTTTGGAATAGGAGTTGATGCTAATGTCGCTAGTGCTGATGAAGTAGCAAACGCAATAAAAAACCAATAAGATGAAAGACTTTAAAATAAGATGTTCGGCTATTGGTAAGATCATGACCAACGCTAGAAGTAAAACGGAAACACTATCTAAAACAACTAAAACATATTTAGAGGAGTGGAGCAAAGAGCAAATTTATAACCGTAAAAAAGAGGTGTTTAGTAAGTACATAGACAAAGGAAACGCTGTAGAAGTAGAGTCTTTAGATTATATTTCTAGAGAATTAGACATTCCTAATTTAGTAAAGAATGAAGAGTCTTTTGAAAATGGTTTTTTAACAGGAACCCCAGACGCTATTTTAGATGAATATATAATAGATGTAAAAAACAGTTGGGATTGTTTCAGCTTTCCTTTATACTATAGTAGTGTACCTAATAAAGACTATTACTGGCAAGCTCAGGGCTATATGGCTTTAACTGACATAGACAGATATAAGTTAATTTATACACTAATGGACACTCCAGAAGATTTAATTCAAAGAGAATTTTTTGGAGATGAAAGCACTGACTTAGTTTCTTTTGCTAGTAAATATAAATATTCTGACATTGAGTCTAAATATAGAATTAAAGTGTTTGAGATTTATAGAAACGAAGAGGACATAAGAAAGATTTACGACAGAGTACAAGAATGTAGATCATATTTAAAAAGCCTTTGGGTAGACTTAAACTTTTAAATAATGAAAAAAATTGCTATAATTGGAGGCTTAAGTTTGATGACTGCTGGAACTACTAACATGGTTTGGCATAAACAAAAGCTAGATTTTAACCCTAATACATTCGCAATAGCTACAGGCAGTTTTTTTGTAGCAATAGGAATAACATATAAATTTTAACAATAAATAAATAAACAATGGAAAAAAAACCAACAATCTACTGCGGAGGCGGTAAAAAAATGAATGATAACTGGATGACTGTTACTGTTCATATTGACAAAGTTAAGGAACACGTTTTTGATTATAAAGGAAATAAGTATCTTAAACTAAATGTAAACCTAAAAGACCAGCCTGACCAATATGGAAAAGATGTTTCTTTAAGTGTTAACACATACAACCCAGAAGAACAAAAAGAGACTAAGCCCGTTGCTCAAGTTACTGACAGTTCTGATGACTTACCCTTTTAGGTTTTATGAAAGAGTCGAAAGTCTTAGAGGCATTGGGTTTGACTTCGTCAGATATACAAGACATGTTAATTCAAGGGATGACATTTCCTGAAATAGCTAAAATGTATGGAGTCGAATATATAAGTTTATTACAGGCTTATAAAATTCAAAGAAAAAAATTTAAGTATATTGACTATAAACAAGAAAAAGTTAAAACAAATGAGGGAGTAGAAAAAGCTCCCTCTTATAAATTTGATCAGCTTTATACTTGGGAGTCACTATGTTTAAATGAAATTAGAGCATATTACAAATACAAAGATAAAAATAAATCATATTATGAGCGAAGAACTACCCTGGTTTAAAGCCTATCCTAGTCAATGGCTAGGAGGTGACATTATGTATTTAAAAAAAGATATCAAAGGATCTTTTATAGACGCCTGTTTTCACTACTGGAACAAAGATTGTTCAATGACTTATACTAAAATGGCTAGACGAATCGGCCAAGATTATTTAGACGTTTTAATTAATGAGGGAATAATTGAAAAAAAGGACAACCAAATTATAATAAAATTTTTAGATACACAACACAAAGAAAGAAAAGAACAATATATAAAAAGAGTAGAGGCTGCTAAAAAGTCAAAGAAAAAAACTACATTTAGTGACCCAACCCATAAAAATACAAACTCTTTAAACAAATTTTTAAGCACTATAAATGGCAATACTTGAGAAAGGCTACGGACTAGACTACGCAATTAAATACAAGAATGGAGAAATTAAAAAAGGACTAGGGATAGGCTGTTCTATTACTGATAAATTTGTAAGGTTTAAGCCTGGACAAATGGTTGTAGTTTCAGGCTTTCCTAATGTAGGTAAAACATACTTTTTTATTTGGTATTTACTTTGTCACTCTATGAATAACAATTTAAAATGGTGCGTTTGGAGTGGTGAAAACTCACCAGAGTTATTAAAAATTAGTATGATTCAAATGCTAACAGGACAAAGAGTTGAGGATCTTTCTAAATCTGAAATTAAAAAACAAATAGAAATTATTGACAACTACTTTAAATTTGTTGACAATAGAAAGTTATATACTGCCTCAGACCTTTTAAATATATTTGCTAAAGAGAATGTAGACGGTTGTTTAAT